AAAAGAAACAATCCAAGGAACTAAAATTATTAATGAAATTGACTCAAGCAATTTGGTCAAATCAGAGTACGATACTGAAACAAGCAAGTTAATAATAGAATTTAAAAATGGTACTCGATATGAGTATGATAATGTTACTCATAAAACTTACACTCAGTTTAGAATGGCTGAATCTCAAGGTAAGTTCTTCAATTCAGAAATTTCCAAAACGCATAAATACAAAAAAGTTTAATAAAGTTAACTTTTTAAGTATTTATATGTAATGGAAGAAAATTCAAATATTTTAAAGAGTTTTACAATACAGGATAAATTAAATCCTGTGATTTGGCAATTACCAAAAAATGGTGATGTTGAAAAAATGCGTCCTGAAATTAGAGAATCCCTACTTGAAATCGCTTATCAATTCATAGAATTTATTGGCGTTGAGGTTTTTGTTGATGATATTGTTATGACCGGGTCTCTTTCAAATTTTAATTGGTCAGAATACTCGGACGTAGATTTACACTTAATTATTGACTTCGACCAATTCCCAAAAGAACAAGTTGACTTATATAAAGAGTTATTAAACCTTAAAAAAATAATTTTTAACGATAATCACGATATTAAGATTAAAAAGTTTGAAGTTGAGTTATATGCTCAAAATTCAGAGGAAGCTCATTTTAGTACGGGAGAATATTCGGTACTATTTGATGAATGGCTTAGAAAACCAAAAAAAGACTCAGTTAAGATAGATACCAAAATAATCGATAATAAATCAAAACAATGGATGGACGTAATTGACGGTATTATTGATAACGCATCTGACGATGATTTTGAAGAAACAAAAAAGATTATTAAAAAGTATAAAGAGAAATTAAAAAAATATAGGACAAGTGGTTTAGAGAAAAATGGGGAATATTCTAATGAGAATCTTGTCTTTAAATTATTAAGAAGAAACGGTTATATTGAAAAATTATACAATTTTGAAAATAAACTAATGGATAAATCATTATCCCTTGAAAATAGAATAGAGGAATAAGTGAAATAATAGACAGTTCGATATATTTATAAAGAAAAATATTATTTATATAATACCATATTTTTTTAAAAAAACTAACAAATAAAAAAACTAAATTAAGATAAAATGGCAGATTTACAACCACTAGGAAGTGAAAAACTTCAAGGAATGGATAAAATACAAAGAATCTTAGAAATCGCAAGATTTAAAGAGAACACTCCTTCGCGTGTTAATGAAACATCTAAAAATGAATATAAGTTAACATTAGCCGATGGTAACGAATATCAAATCATAAGAGAAAAATCAGGTTACATCATTAAACAAACAATCTCAGAATCAGAGACTGATTATATGACACCAATACAGGATAGAAAATACTATAGTTCGTACTCCCAAGCGTTAAAGAAATTAAATTTAATGGCTAAGGACATGAATGATGTACATGGTAATGATGAAGGAACTTCATTGTTTTCAGAGCAAAGAAAATTTACTTTGAAAACCCCAAACAGACCTGAAAAAAAAAATACTGATGTAGGAGGAGAGGTAGAAAATGTACCTGCACCACCTATGCCACCAGCACCACCGGCTCCAAGTCCTTCGAATAGCGTTCCACCATCACCACCATCTGATGTTGAGGGTGATGAACCTCCTATGCCACCAATGGGTGACGAAGAAGGAGATGATGAACCACCTATGCCACCAATGGGTGATGAGGGAGAAGAAGGTGAAGACCACGATGATGTGGTTACTTTTAAAACAATCCAAAAACTTACAGGAAAATTAGGTCAAAAATTAAGAACTCTTGAATCTGATGAAGAAAATCAAATGTCTTCTAAAGATATTAAGTATGTTATTAATTCGATATTATCTGCATTAAATCTCGATTCTTTAGAGGACGAAGATAAAGAAGATATTATGAATAAATTCGAAGGTATTGAAGACGAAGAAGGTGGAGATGATTTCACAGGTAATTTTGGAGATGAAGAAGGTTCTGAAGAAGAAGGAGAAGAGTCTACCGAAACAGGTGAAGAAGAACCATTAGGATTTGGAGAGATGGAGGAAAATGAAAATATTTGGGCTGATTTAGGTAAGGATATTGCAATGAAGACAATGACTAAAGGTATGACTCCTGGTCAATTTGGTGAAGAAGAGGATGACGATGTATCTAAATTAGATATGATTGCAGATAATTTATTTATGGAATCAAAGGTTGAAGATATTTTAACAAACTATTTTACAATTACTGAAAGTGAGAAAAAATTTAACCGAGTTGTTGAAAGTAAAAGAACAGTGGTTAAAAAAATTAATAGAAAAGATGTTAATCAAGAAATTAAAAGGTTATCAGAATCTATTGACCAAGAAATCGCTTCAAGAAAATTAATTGAGAAAAAAAGTAATGTTAAATTTGTCGGAAAAACAAATAAAAGAAATTTAGTGTTTGAAATCTCTAATAAACAATTTAAAGTATCTCCAAAAGGAATCGTTCTATGATTTATTTAGTTTATATAAACGGATTAGGACCCAACTATAAAGGGGATAATATGTATGAGTTTATATTTTCTGATAACATAAAGAGTATTTGGGATGAAAGTTGGGATTCAAAACCCGCAAACGGTTACCCAAAACCACCTGAGTTGGAATACATAAAAAAGGTTGGTGTATTGAAAAACACGTCTATTGAGTTTGAATTAATTCAGAACTCCGATTTTTTTAGTTTCACTGACAGTATGGATGATGTTATTTCATTAGGATGGGAAAAAGAAAATGAGGATGTTGATTTTACAATAACTAAACGATTGGTTTTTAGGTTTGGAGAATCTGAACAACAAGTTAAAGATAAATTATATGAACGAGATGTCGTTCTTGAATTTGAAAAAAAAGTAGTATATGAAAACTAACAAATATGCAAATCTAATTAAATTTGGGTTTACCCAAAGAACATTGATGTCTTTAAATGAATCAGATATCAATAATCTACATAAAAACTTAATTGAGGGAAAAAAGAAAGAGACTAAAGAAGAAACTAAGACAACGGTTGTTCAATCTACGTTTGATACTTCTAATGTTGATGACCAAAGAAAATTGGCTCAAAAAGGTGTTAAAGTTGACCCTGTAACTAAGAAGATAACTTTAAATCAAGGTAAAGAAGATAAAAAAAATATCAAAGTTATCCAAGATGGAGAAATGTCTGAATCTAAAAAGAAAAAGACTAAAAAAATTAATCCATTTGCAATTTGTACTTCACAATTAGGTAATGAATTTGGTACTACTGAACGACATTTATGGAATGCAAAACAAAATAACAAATATGAAAGATGTGTAAAAACAATTAAACAATCTATGAACGAAAATAGAGAAGTTGTCCCAATGTCTTTGATTATTGAAAACAAAATCTTATCTTTGGTAGAGAAACATATTCAACCAAAAATGAAAAAAGGCGATTTGATGAATTTAATTACTAAAAAAAGTATGAAGAGACCTATCGCTACTTTAGGGTCTATTGATGTTACTGAAAATACTAAAGAGGCACCTGTTAAGACACCTATAAAGACTCCGTCAAAACCGGATAAAGATAGTCCTTACAAACCTAAAACAGTACCTGCTCCAAAAGCAAAATACGAAACTAAAGAACAAGTTGTTGCAAACGCACCAACAAAACAACCAACAACAAAACCCGGAATTAAAACTCCACCAAAACCTGATAAAGATAGTCCTTACAAACCTAAAACCACTCCAGCTCCAAAGGCAAAAAAATCAATGCCGAGTTGGATGTCATTTGACTCAATAGGAATTAAATTAAAAAAATAACAATGGCAAAAAGTAGAAGAGAAACTAGAGAAGCAATAGATTACGGTCAAGGCCGTGAAAGAATGAACCCTGACTTAGAAAACAAACTTAAACAACAACAAACAAGTTTATCTAAAAATCCTGCATTTCCTGATGTTGACAAAAATGGGGTTCCTGATAATTTTGAGGAATTAGTCGCGTCTAAAAGATTTAAAGATGTTGTTGACAAAGTTAAGAGATACACAGGTATGACCGATATTTCAGGTCAAAACGCTTTTATGCAATTACAGAGAGCTTTAATGGGAGCAGTACAAAAAGTTATGCAGATTGAATCTCAAAACAAAGAGTATCTTGAAAACTTATCTATTGATTTAGTAAAAAAAGAAATGGGAATACCTGAAGGGTCATTCCAATTTGATGCCAAATTAGTTCAAATGGGCGGAATTAGTCAAGAAAAGTTTCAAAAAAAATCAGAAGAACCTGAAGAAGAAGAAGTTGAGGCTCAATTTGGTAAACAAGCTGAAGATGATTTAGAAGATTTCATGTCCGCAATGGAAAAGTTTGATTTAGAAAAGTCAAAACGTAGATTTATTAACGCTTTAATTCAAGGGTCATCTAAAAAAGGACATTATATGTTTGAATTAGTTGCCGCAGAATTAAATAGAATTGACCCACAATTATTGAGTTTGTATGGTATTTTAATGTCTATTAACGATTTAATTTATTGGTTAATGCCTGATGAAGCGGTTCAAATGATGGCCGGTAATGAACAAAATATGGCGGGTAAAGAAGAAATTGACGATACTACTGACCCACCGACAATTAAAGCAAGAGGGGTTTTCTTTCCTGTTTTAATTCACGAACTTATTAAAGGTGTTATGGAAGTTTTTGGTACTCACGGTTTACCCGATGACCCTAAGTCACAACAAATGATTATGGGTAGTACTGATACATTACCAAATGAAATTTGGGATTTAAGATTAGGTCCGGTTATTTGGGAAAAATTTATGAATTCATATCCTGTGGAATTATTCGAGGATGATAAAAAACATATCCAACACTACTTATTTGCAAGATTTTCAGCATTAGACACACAACAATTTTTTGATATTGCTAAAAAAATATTATCAGGTAACCCTGAAGGTGAAAAATTCATCAAGACTATGGTTAACGATATTATTAGTGATTTGAAAAAACGTGATTTAGAAGATTCATTAGGAAGCTATGAAGACGACAATGACGATGATGATGACGATGGTTTCGACGATTTCTTAGGTGGCTTGGGTATCTCAAGACCTAAGTAATATATGTCATTTACAAAAGAACAGTTAATATTAGAATATACTAAGTGCGTAAAGAATACAACTTACGCACTTAAAACATATCTACAAACGTATGACAATACCAGTTCACAATACGTTCCCTTAGAATTATTTCCCGACCAAGTATCCCTATTAGAGGATTATGAGAATTTTAACGAAAATATTGCGTTAAAATATCGACAAGCAGGTGTTTCCACAGTAACCGCCGCTTGGGCTTCTAAAAAAATTGCGTTTGCATCTAAAAAGAAACCTGAGAAGGTTCTGATTATTGCAAACAAATTAGACACCGCACAAGAGATGGCAAATAAAGTTAGGGCCTTCATCGCTCAATGGCCCGCTTGGACAGGAGTAGGATTTTCTAACGAAAAAAATTCACAAAGACATTATAAATTAACAAATGGATGTGAGGTTAAAGCGGTCGCAACCTCAAAGGATGCCTTACGTGGATATACCCCAACAATATTAATATTTGATGAGGCGGCGTATATTGAAGCTGATAGTGATTTTTGGTCGGCTTGTATGGCGTCATTATCTACAGGGGGTAAAGTTATTGTGGTTTCAACTCCAAACGGTTATGACCCAATTTACTATGAAATATATGACCAAGCCTTAAGAGGTATGAATGAATTTAAAATTTCGGAAATGTATTGGTATAAAGACCCAAGATATACTAAGGATTTAAAACTCGTAAAAGTTGATGATTTGATTCACTATCTATTAAATCGAGAAGATTATAAAGATTGTGATATTATAGAATATGAAAGTATTTCTCCAAGAGATAGAAATTTTGAAGAAATAAAACAAAAATTATCTGAAGGTTATAAACCACTATCTTCGTGGTTTGAGGGGATGGTTAAAAAATTAAAATTTGATAAACGTAAAGTTTCTCAGGAGTTGGAATGTAATTTTTTAGGTTCAGGGGATAATGTATTTGATTCTAAACAATTACAAGATATTCATCAAAATATGTTGAAGGAACCTGTCAATAAAATGATGGGGGGTGCTTTATGGATATGGAAAGAACCTATTCCAGGTCATAAATACATTATGGGTGTCGACGTTTCAAGAGGAGATTCCGAAGATTTTACATCTATGATTATAATCGACTTCGATGAAAGAGAACAAGTTTTAGAATACATTGGAAAAATTCCACCTGATGTTGCAGCTGAGATTGCCTATAAGTGGGCAATGATGTATAGTGCATTTGTTGTTATCGATATTACGGGTGGAATGGGAGTTTCAACCGCGAGAAAAATGCAAGAAATGGGGTATAAAGATTTATACATTGATGGGGTCGAGATGGGTAATAAATGGAAGTATGACCCAAAAGCTTTGGATAAAATCCCTGGTATAAACTTTAATAATAAAAGGGTTCAAATAATTTCATCTTTTGAGGAGTCAATGAGACACGGGTTTAAGATATACAGTAATAGGTTGTTTAATGAAATGAATACCTTTATCTACATCAATGGTAGACCTGACCACCAAAAAGGCCACCATGATGATTTAATCATGGCCATTGCAATTGCAACATACGTAGGTGAGAACTCATTTAATCAATTAACTAAAGTTACTGAACAAACTAAGGCAATGTTAAACTCTTGGACTGTGAATAGTAACGATGAAGTTAGTAAGAATGTAACATTTAACCCTAATATGCCTGCAGGAATACCAACCACAAATCATCGTTTTGATAATCAACCAACAAAAAATGATTATGAAAAGTATTTATGGTTGTTTGGTGGTAGAAGATAATCTTTATTAAAAAATATAATGAACTAAATTTAGGATATGGCACAAGAAAATAATAATTTAACGGTATGGCAAAGGTTGTCACAAACTTTTGGACCTAATTCATTATTGAATCAGGACTACCCTACGTTTAGATACGACAAAAAAGAGTTGTTAAAAACAACCAACAAACAAGAATATGAACAGTCCAAATTACAGGCACAACAAACAATGTATCTGTCAGGTCAATGGGCTAAGATTGAGAACAACTTATACACTCAAGGGGTTTATTTTGAACCTACAAGATTAGCATCTTATTATGATTACGAATCGATGGAATATACTCCTGAAATTTCGGCAGCCTTAGATATCTACGCAGAAGAATCTACTACAACAAATCAAAATGGACATATATTACAGATTTATTCTGAATCTAAACGTATTAAATCAGTATTAACAGATTTATTTAATAATTCTTTAGATATCAATACCAACTTAGCCATGTGGACAAGAAATACTTGTAAATATGGAGATAATTTTGTCTACTTAAAACTTGACCCTGAAAAGGGGATTGTTGGTTGTATGCAATTACCTAATATCGAAATTGAGAGAGTTGAAAGAGGTATGAAAGGTAAGTCTAATTTAGACAGTGGTGAGGGCGAACAAAAATCACTTGCGTTTAATTGGAAAAACAAAGACATGAGTTTTAATACTTGGGAAATTGCTCACTTTAGATTACTTGGTGATGATAGAAAACTTCCTTACGGTACTTCTATGTTAGAAAAGGCGAGACGTATTTGGAAACAACTATTATTGTCTGAAGATGCTATGTTAATTTATCGTACATCAAGAGCTCCCGAGAGAAGGATTTTCAAAGTATTTGTTGGTAATATGGACGATAAGGATGTTGAAGCGTATGTACAACGTGTTGCAAATAAATTCAAGAGAGACCAAGTTGTTGACCATAAAACAGGGAATGTAGATATGAGATTCAACCAAATGGCGGTAGACCAAGATTATTTTGTACCTGTTAGGGACCAAGCAGCTCCTGACCCAATTACAACATTACCTGGAGCCCAAAACCTTTCTGAAATTGCGGATATTGAATATATTCAAAAGAAATTATTAACGGCACTTAGAGTACCTAAAGCGTTTTTAGGGTTTGAGGAAGTTGTTGGTGATGGTAAGAACTTATCATTACAGGATATCCGTTTTGCAAGAACAATTAATAGAATTCAAAAAAGTATGTTAGCAGAACTTAATAAAGTTGCAATTATACATTTATTCTTATTAGGATTTGAGGACGAATTATCTAATTTTACATTAAATTTAACTAATCCATCAAGTCAGGCAGATTTATTAAAAATCGACATTTGGAAAGAAAAAATATTACTATATAAAGACGCAGTTACAGGTATTGAGGGTATTGCTCCTGTATCACAGTCTTGGGCTAAGAAACACGTATTAGGATTCTCAGATGAGGAGATTAGATTAGATATGCAACAACAACGAATTGAAAAGGCGGTTGCAAAAGAACTTGAAAATACACCTAATGTTATTACAAGAACAGGTATTTTTGATAATATTGATAAACTATATGCAAGTCCTAGTGGAGCGACTACAGGAAATGAAGTTACCTCTGATGGTGATTCAGGAGGAGGAATGAGTGCCTTAGGAGGTGGAGGAGGAATGGAACCACCATCAGGAGGAGAAGAACCATTAGGTGGGCCAGAACCATCAGAACCGGTAGAACCGGCAGGAGTAACACCTGAATCACGAAAAGAAAATCTTAATATACTTTTAGAAAATGATGATATGTTATCTGAAAATTCATTCATTGATTTATCTAAAGGTAGAAATTCTTTAGGTGATATTGAAGATGAATTGAACAAACTACTAAATCGCTAATATTTATATATTAAAATACTAACATGGAATTTGGATTATTAAAATCAAAAATAGAAAAAAAGTTAACTGAATCGTATTCTAAAAACACATTTAATAAAGAAATTAAAAACTTTAAAAAAGTTGTTTTAGAAAATTCCGACATCAGTAAGGCTTATCACATTTATAATGAATTAGGTAAAAACAAAAGTTTTCAAAAAGAATTTGCTGAAGATTATTTAAACGAATGTGTTGACCTATATAATAGAATTAATTTCTCTAAAACATCCATAAAAATGTTAGAGTCTTGGTTAAAGGATGTTGTTTGTAAAAATGAATACAAAGACATTGATACTGTGTTTACTAAAAACACTATGGTTATTGAAAATATAATTGAAAGTAAAAATACTTTAATTGGTAATTTAACTAAACCTATTGAGAAGACTGAGACCGTTAATATTCCTTTAAATAAAATTGTTGAGGTCGCAAACAAAACATTAAAAAATTATTTAGAATCTTTAAACGAATCTGATTTGACTGACGTTAAAAAATATATGTCTTTATCAGAAAATGACTTGTCTAAAAGATATGAAGTGTTAAGCGAAATGGTTATCGATAAGTTGGAAAAAATGTCGTCATCGTCAGATGCTGAAGTTAAAACAAGAATTAATGAGACCATCTCCAAAATAAAAACCGACAAGATTACTTCTATATCGGTTTTACAATTAAAAAATCTTAATGAGAGTTTGTAATTTTTTGTAGGTAAATTGCTTTTAATTTTTGACTTCTAAGTTTAACTGATTTTTTTACAAATTCTTTCTTATTTCTTAAAATTTCATTTTGTTTAACATTAATAACTTTACGTTTTAATGTTTTTAATGCCCTTTCTAAAGGGTTATTGTTGTTAACGTTTATAATAATCATAATATTAAATATATGAGATATTTTTTGACAACACAAGTATTATTGTCTATTTTTTTAAAAAACATAAACATAGACAATATGGAAACAAATGAAAAAAGGCAAAAGCTCAAAACTATCGGGGTACCGATATTACAAAATTAATTATGGTACGGTCGACTCTAAAAATTTAAAATCAATTTATTTAAACATACAAACTTGGGTCGAACCTAAAGTTGAGATAGATAACCCAAATCGGATAGTCAGTAGTTTATCAAGAGAAATTAAACATTCAGTATTACATGGATTAAACAAAGAATTATTTTCAGAAAATTTTATAGTTGATTTAGACCTACGTTCAAGTGGAATACAAATAAATAAAAAATCGTTTTTAAATTTAGAATGTTATTTTTATTTAAATGAGGAAGGGTTAGATTTTAAGTCAAATGAAATAAAAACCGCAATTAAAAAAATTACAGATTCAATAATTAAAATAAATTTTAATAACAACTCAACATTTTCATTTTCATTAACGAAACGGGAAAGTGAGTTAGTTTAAGTGAAATAGCGAACAATCGTTATATTTATAGTAAAATCATATAATGAAAGTATTGTCACCAAACGAAATAGGTAAAGGTATATTAATTGAATGGGATGCGGGGTATGTTTCCCCAAATGATTCATATAACGCCGATATAATTAAAGAATCTAAAAATATGTTGGATTATTCGAAACCTTTCGAATTTTACGCAGTTTTACAAAAATACAACACTCCAAATAGAAACGGTAGGATTTATCCTGAAAGAATCTTAAAAAGAGAAGCTGAGAACTATAAAAAGGCGATTGATAAGGGTACTTCATTATCTGAGTTAAACCATCCTGAGTCGTCTCTAATTGACTTAGACAGGGTATCTCACATAATCACCGAAGTATGGTGGGAAGGTAATATTTTAATGGGTAAATTAAAGTTACTTACATCACCAGGATTCCACGAAAGAGGAGTTATATCTTGTAAAGGAGATATGGCGGCAAACTACCTTAGACAAGGAGTTACTTTAGGTATCTCATCAAGAGGTGTTGGTTCTTTGGCTAAGAAGGGAGAACAAAATGAAGTTCAGGATGATTTCGAATTAATTTGTTTTGACTTAGTATCATCACCATCAACACCGGGGGCTTATTTATTTTTAAATGCTGACGATAGAGGTAATTACGAAGAAAACTTAGAAGAAGAAAAACAAATGCAAATCTCAAGAGCTACGGGTAGTAATGTTAGTTCAGGTAACAAATCACTTGACTTAATGAAAAAATTATCCGATTATTTGGGAAAATAAAAAAAATTATGGAAATGGACGAAAAGTATTTTGTAGCAAAAATTCAGTATGATTTACCTGATGAAAACACGGGTAAAATTAAAAAAATCAGAGAAGAAAAACTTGTTAAAGGTTTTTCAGTAACAGACGTAGAAGCCAAAGTCACTAAACGATATGACTCTTTCTCACAAGAATGGAGAATAACTGCGGTATCTGAAAGTAAAATTGATGAGGTTATTGAGTAAACTACTTATGAAAAAAAAATTAAAAGGAGGACATTGTTCCTCCTTTTTTTGTTTTTGGACATATTTATAGGTTGTAAATATTTTAATATTAAAACAAATTTTATCGTTAAAAACAACTAAACAAAATGTTTTATTAAAAATAAATAAGTTCACAATGGTGTAATTTAAACTTTTTTAATAAAATGAAATATTTATATACAAATAACCTAAAACAATGGCAGAAAAAAAATCGCTTGTAGAAGAGGCACTTATCCAAATGAAAAGTTTGGAGAACGTAGTAGCCGAAAACGCAAAAGGAATACTTGCTTCAACTATGAAGGAAGAAATCGGAGAATTAGTAAAAGAGTCCCTTAATGGTGCTGAATCAGATTCTGACTTTGATGTTGAGGATAATGATGTTAAAATGTCTTTTGATGAACAAGAAGAAGAAGACATGGATACTGAAATTTCTACTGACATTGAAGATATGGATGATAATGAAGAAGATATGGACGATGAAGAAGAATTCGATTTTCCAGCGATGGACGATGAGGATGAATTTGGAGACGAACCTATCGATTTAACTAACGCTTCTGATGAGGAAATTTTAAAAGTTTTCAAAGCTATGGGTGATGAAGATGGTATCATTGTAAAAAAAGATGGTAACACTATTGACCTTGAAGATTCAGGTGCTGATGTTGAGTATAAAATATCATTAGGTGAACAAGAAGAAGAAAGTGATTTCATGGGAACTGAAATGGATGAAGAAGAAGAAGATTTTGATTTTTCTTTTTTAGATGATGACAGTGAAGATGAAGACTTTGAAGAAATTGACACCCATTCAAAAGGACCTAGCAAATTTGCAGGTATGATGGATGACGAAGAAGAATCAGAAGACGAATTCGAAGATGACGATGATGAACTTATGTTTGAAATCGAAATGGATGACGAACTAGGTGAACAAGAAGAAGAGGAATTAGAACCTCAAAAAATGGAAACAAAAGAAGGATTTAAAGCAAAAGGAGTTGGAATGGGTAAACCTAAATTCAATTACGGTAAGACTACAGGTGGATTCAAAGAAGATATGAAACACGGTAATCCTACTAAAGGAACAGGTAAACCTAAATTTGAATTCAAAGAAGGTGATGACATGATGGGAGATAAAAAATCTATGATGAAAAAACCTATGATGAAAAAACCTATGAATGTTAAAGGTGGTGAAACTACTGAAGCATCAAGAACATTAGGTAATGGCAAAAGATGGGGAAGAAATGGTTTAGATAAACCTAAAGCGGCACCACAACACTTAAGAGTAGAATCAGTAAACAATGAAGTGAAATTACTTAGAGAGAAAAACGAAGAGTATAGAAAAGCACTTAATGTTTTCAGAGACAAACTTAACGAGGTTGCAGTGTTTAATTCTAACTTAGCTTACGCTACAAGATTATTTACAGAACATTCAACAACTAAACAAGAAAAAATCAATGTCTTAAGAAGATTTGATTCAGTTGAATCCTTAAAAGAGTCAAAATCTCTTTATAAAACAATAAAAGATGAACTTTCTTCTGAAGGTAACGCAACTGTAGTGAAAGAGTCACTTCAAAGTAAAATTGAAAAAACTCCATCATCAGGTTCAGCAGTTAACTTAATTGAGTCAAAAACTTATGAAAACCCTCAATTTATGAGAATGAAAGATTTGATGTCAAAAATGAACATCATTAAATAAACTAAATTAAAAACAAAAAAATACTAAAATGGGAGCATTATTAGAATCAGGTCTTGTTGGTAACATTGGGTTAAAACACCTTAAAGTTATCAAAGAAGATACAATCAACAAATGGGATAAATTAGGATTCCTAGAAGGCCTTAAAGGTCACCTAAAAGAAAACGTAGCTCAGTTATATGAAAACCAAGCGTCTTTCTTAATTAACGAGGCATCTGCGACAGATTCATCTGGTTCATTCGAAACAGTTGTATTCCCAATCGTAAGAAGAGTTTTCTCTAAATTATTAGCTAACGACATCGTGTCTGTACAAGCTATGAATTTACCAATCGGTAAATTATTCTACTTCGTACCTCGTATCCAAGGATACACAGGAGGAAGTGCAACTCAATCAGGTGAGCATTACGCACCAGTAGGTTCTCCGGGTAACTACCCAGGTAACCCTGATGCAGGATATCCTGCAGGTGGTGGTTCTAACTACTACCAAAAAAATCTTTATGATTTATTTTATGAAGGTTCTGAACCAACTTTAAACCCAGGTGGTTTATTTGACTATTCAAAAGGTCAATGGTCAGCAATTACTGCACCAACAACTGTACAAGTTTGGGTTGATGGTAAATTACAAACTGCAACAACAGAATATAACGGTAAAAACGTTAGAAAAATGATTGTTCAATTATGTGGTTTCAATCAAGCAGGTGAAGGTAAATTAATCGGACCTGATGGAAATGAAATGGATTCAGAAACTTTCCTTTCTGATTTACACATTATCGCAGCATCAGGTATTGACGCTGAAGAAGGATGTGTTGACTTAACTGCATCTGCATTACCATTCAGAGTTGTTACTCAACAATATGGTAAAGGTATCGTAGCTTACGGTCAAACTGCATCTACAACTTGGCCTACAACAGGTAATGGTGGTAAATACCAAGACATCTGTGGTGAGAACGGTTGTATCATTTTGGAAGTAGATTTACAATGTCCTGTATGTGCATCTTGTGGAGCTGACTCTTTAGATGGTTACACAGGTACTACTATTAATTCATTAACTGCTGCTACTGCGTTCACTGCGGTTTACAGACGTTACGAAGAATTAGAATTTGAAGATAAAATTGGTGAAGTTTCTTTCGACTTAGAATCAGTTACTGTTTCTGTTACTGAAAGAAAATTAAGAGCACAATGGTCTCCTGAGTTAGCTCAAGACGTTGCGGCTTTCCACAACATCGATGCTGAAGCTGAATTAACGGCTTTATTATCTGAACAAGTTGCGGCTGAAATCGACCGTGAAATCTTAAGAGATTTACGTAAAGGTGCGGCTTGGACTTTAAGATGGGATTACAACGGATGGAAGAGACTATCTCAAACTACATCTTACACTCAAAAAGATTGGAATCAAACTTTGATTACTGCAATCAACCAAATTTCTGCACAAATCCACAAATCTACCTTAAGAGGTGGAGCAAACTGGATTGTTGTTTCTTCTGAAATTAGTGCAATTTTTGATGATTTGGAATATTTCCACGTATCAAATGCGGCTCCTGACCAAGACCAATACAACATGGGTATTGAAAGAGTAGGAACATTAGCAGGACGTTACCAAGTTTACCGTGACCCTTACTTCCCACCAAACACAGTGTTATTGGGACACAAAGGAACATCATTGTTAGATACAGGTTACATCTACGCACCGTATGTACCATTACAATTAACACCTACAATGTACAACCCATTCAACTTTACACCTATCAAAGGTATTATGACACGTTACGCTAAGAAAATGGTTAATAACCGTTTCTACGGACGTATCCAAGTTGACGGTGTACGTACATTCGACTTAAGAGAATTGAGATAATCAATTTCTTAAATACTATTAAAAGGGAACTCAATGAGTTCCCTTTTTTTTTACTTAATGTTTGTAGTGTCAACGGTTACTTTGAACTCAGTGTCTTTGAAAAGTTCTTCAGCCTTGTGACCTGACGCTTTACGAGCAACTCTGTTAGCGTGTCTGAACATTCTATTAGTCATTCGGTCAAATTTTGCCTCACTTATAACTTTACCATTATATAAAGTTATTGTTTTTTGAGTTCCACAAGAAGCGAACAATACTGAGATTACTAAGATTAAGATTATATTTTTCATGGTCGTTTATTTTTATAAAACAAAGATACACTTTTTTTCTTATTCTACAACTATTTATAGAAGTAATATAAAAATAAATGAGTAGAAAATTATTAATAACCGAAGAGGAAAGGTCGGGAATCTTAAAAATGTACGGATTAATATCGGAAGGTATTGACCCCGATAAAGGAGGGACAATTAGAATTGATAACTATTATCCAAATGGTTTTTATAGTTTAGATTCTAAGGACACTAAAAATAGTATAACAATTAGAGAACAGTTAGAAAAAGGTTTATTAGAGGTTAGAAATTTTATAGTGAAACACCCTAACTCTATTGTTAGTGTTAAATTTGTTTCTCAAGAATCGTCAATACCGAATAAAGATAATGAAGGTAAAGCCGGTGGGGATTTTTTAGAAGTTAATGCTCTAAGTAAATTAAGAAAAGAATATTTAGAACCTTATATTAATGATTATTTTAACAGTTTAAAGACTAACGGATTTATTAGTCCTTCAGTACAAATACCTCCATTACAATACACAGAAATAAGCCCTATCACTCCTTGGGTGGATACCCCATTTTGCCCTGCAAATTCTACAATTCAACAACAAAGAAGTACTTGTGTGCAAAAATATCGACAAGGTATTAAAGATGGTAACCCTGAGATTCTTGAATTAAGAACAAAATATAATGACGAACAAAAGAGTTATTTAGAGATAACAGTCGCTATTGCGGAGTCTGTAACAACAACAACTACAACACATTCAGGGTCAACTTGTTTAACGGATATGGAAATAACTGTATGGGTTCCAAGTCACCAATGTCAAAATGCCGAATTTTTCTTTTTTGCTAATAATACGTTACTACTTAACACTGAAGGGGGTAATACAACAAATCTTAATAATGCCGATAGTGGAAGAAAAGTTGGTGGGGTTAGATTATCCGCAGAACAATTAAATCCTGGATATGGTTACTTATATACTCAAAAATATGGTACTAGTGGTGACATTAAAGGACAAAGATACGACTCTTTTAGAGTTGATTCAGAAATGTCTAAAAAAATAACCTCAGAAGGTAATGGTTATTTGAGTTTATGGATGGTGGCAACTACAGGAGAGGATGCTCATGACGACATTCCACAAGTACAAATAAAAATAGGGGGTAACGAAATTTATAATAATAAACCTTTAAAAGCTTCAGGGCAATTATTAGTGTTTAACGAATGCGCTACAGAAGTGTACACCGACCCTAAAACTATGCCAAAAACACAAAAACCCGATGTAACTGCGTTAATTACAGAATTGGTTAATTCTCGAACAAAAATTAATGTCTCCGCACCTGTTAAGATTAAAGATGATTATAAAGCGGGTATTTTGGAGGCTTCAAGAAATGTTAATACTATTGTCGACCAAATTATTAATAGTATACAATCTACAGGAACTATTAAGAAGGCTAAGGCTTATATAATAACTCCTGAATTTAGAAGATATTTAACTACTTCATATCGAGATATCTATGGAAATCTAATTCAATATAGATTATTAAAAGATGGGGATAATTATCAATTTGACGAAAATAATACTAATAAAGGTAGAAAAGGGGATATGTTTGGAGATATGAGAAAACGTATGGACGAATTTTATAATAAATTTGAAGCGGTATATAAAGATTCTAGCGATAATTGGATAATTAAAGGTGTTAGCACTATGGAATTAATTAATACTTTAACTGAAAAAGGATTTTTATCCCTAACCTAACGAAGATTCTAATGAATCTATAATCATTTTACCTGTTCTATAATTAGTTGCCAATGGAACATCGTGTACATTGCAGATTCTAAGTAACATATTAACATCTACTTGATGTGGGTGAGCTTCTAACGGGTCAATAAAAAATATTACCGCATCTATTTGATTCTTAGTTATCATTGAGGCAATTTGAGCGTCACCACCCATAGGTCCACTTAACATTGTATGAACATTTTTTAATCCTGCGTGAATTAGATGTTTACCCGTAGTACCTGTGGCGATAACGTCTACAGACTCAGAAGTAAAAAATTCTAATCTTTTCATCACAAATGACACCATATCAGCCTTTTTACCATCATGGGCAATCATTGCAATCTTAATTGGTTTCTTCAGTATGTGCATTTTCAAGGGGATTAACGTTTGGAGTTGATATTTTTCTAATTGCTTTAGATAGTAATTCAGATTCCGCCAAAGAGAATATATTTCTTTTGTATGCAGACTGTACTGCCTGTATAATACAATATAATGATTGGTCGTGGTTAAGTTCAGATATAAATTTATCTAAGTCCTCGATTTTATAATAATTTATAGTGTCAAATAAAGACCCTAAAGGTTCATTTACATTTTCAAGATTGTTTTCCAT